CTTGCTTAAAGGCACCCTTTCTCGAAAGGGCCTCTGGGGAAACAACCTCCTGTTGTTTCTCCGTTCTTGAATCTTTTCGAAACCAAATCTTTCCAAGATTTGGTTCCGATCGAGAATATAATTCAAGAAGAATCGGTTGAAACTAGATCACTCTGCCTGTCCATTGGACGGGGAGAGTTATTACTTTCATTCTCCATATTAAGATCTTGCAAAAACACCGATTGCCAAAGGTTTAACACTTCTGAGTAGGATTCTACGACAGAGACTGAAAAGTCTTCGAAGCAGATATCCTCAAGCTCAAGGTTGAACTCCTTGGGTCTCAGAACTTTGGCAAGGGAACCCTCAAAATCCTTTTTGGAAAATTCTTTAGCCTTATAATCAAGGTTAAGGAATCTTACAAAATCAGGTTGAACATTCAAATCCATCAACTCAACTAAATGAGTTACTGAATTCGTCATGTTCTCTTTGAGACCCATGGTCTTTTGCAAAATCAAATCTCTATAGTCCTTGTAACCGAAGTCAGGAGTACTACGAAGGAAACGCTCAAGAAATAGCGAGTCTATTTCCTTTTGCAATTCCTTCCGAATCCTAACGTCGGAAAAGGGGATCTCGTATACACGGAGGAAGCTTAAGCTAGGTAACTCAGACAATTCTGAGTCGAGCAAACACCATCGAAGGTGAGCATGTGTCATGCATCTCTTCTGAACTAACTGTAAATCTACAGGAGTTAGGAAGTCTTCATGATACTCTTTACTCGTTACCACAGCATTAAAAGCTTCTTCCATTGTCGCTAATTGTTTCACACTCTTTTCTTCATGAGATAGATATGGCACACTTAAATACCCTTTCTTGGGCTTGATTTTTCTAAATAAATCGTTTAGGTAGCATAATTTTGCCGTCCGACGATCTACAGGTTCGACCAAAGGTCGACCCCAAGAAAAGCCAAGTCCTCCATGACTGTAAGGAACACTTATGCTTCTTACAGTTCGTGAAAGTTTCGATCGATTTACAGATTTAAACAAATCTTTTAATTCAATCGGATCAGTATCTAGTGAACTTAATTCTAAATCACGGAGACATTCGCCCAGGACGTGTGAACGACGATCTAAAACTCTTTGTTTCCCAGAACCTAGAACCGTATCATCACAAATAAATTGTGAGTTTACAGTTCCAAAGTTTTTGTGAATGTAATTCTTTCCCAGAGAAAGAGACAAGCCGAAATTTTCGACTTGTTCTTTCCAGAGAGGATAAACTTCACGTGGGGCCCTCATAATGATATCATCACCATTAATCAAATATTGATCAGGGGTGAGACCACTAAACTTAGCGGTACAATCATTAAGAAGGCAGAGCAGGGGGAAGGAGAGCAATGAACCCATCAACTGTCCACTTCGCTGAAGTACTGGCATAATACCAGAATCCGGCGGATAGACTAGAAGATGGGGTGAGATTTCTTTCATTGCCCAACGTTTCGTCGGTTCATGCGAAATGCTGCTTAGAATCCCTTTTAGCAGGGCTTCAGAAGCGGCAATAGCGAATGAGTCAGTAGCGGCGCTATAATCACCTGAAATCCACACTGAGTCTTCATGAGAGTTATCATAGACGCGCTTTATCGCGCCTTGTAAACTTTCGCCATGTGTAAGGCAGAATTGGGGTTCTAATCCCAACGCTTTCCACATGGCCACTTGAAGTGGTTTCAAACAAAAAGTATCACCAATTCCCGCTGTAATTATGCGGACCTTTAAAGGTTCACAAATTGGCTCCACCCGGACCGGTAAAGGTCCAGGAGGAGGATAGGCAGGAAAGAGAATACTCTTTGTCTGACCAGTTCCCGAGGTGTAACCAAGGGACTCGGTGAAATTGTGATTTTCAAGATGTTCGAGGAGAGGTTCAAGGACAGTTGTATCCTGAACCTTCCCAACCACATCTTGGCGCCACGTATGACTAATGTTTTTATGGTAATAACTTCGTTTCTCAAATAATTGACTGATATAACTTATTTCTTTTTCAGGAAAAAGTTTCCAGAGACCCTGTGAATACACATGGGAATTTGCGGGAACTGTTTCGGAGAACGCTGTTCTCTGACTGAAATATTGATCTGAATCAACACCCAAGAGGCCACATCGGTCTCTTGTAGTGTCTATTAAAAGATTCCAAGAACGAACCCAGCTGGGTTCCTCTTTCAATCTATATAACTGGTTCTTCTCAACATAAAGAGGTAAGTGAAAACGTCTCCAAAAAGACGCATCATCAATTACAATGAGATCTTCGTACGCGTTCTTCAGAACACCGCCATAAAGAAGATTGGAGGTGGTTATAATGACAGGAGAAGAGAATTTTCTTCCCTTTTCATCTAAGTGAGCCATAGGTAAGACATACGGACAACATGATACAAGAGTTTGAAACTCTTTTATATCATCACCATCCGCAGCCTGACCTAAATCGTCTAATATGACGATCGGTTGACCCACATAACCATCCCAATGTTCAACATGACAAGTACGTTGATAAACGAGGTCTTTATGAGAAACACCCGGGAAGTGTTTTGAAAGTTGAGAAACTAATAGATTAATTCTCACACTTTTACCCATTCCTGGTTGACCAAATAATCCAATGACGAAAGGCTCTGGCCTATCGTCCGGATCACAGTAATAGCCAATTGGGGTTTGTGTAAGGCGATCATGGAAAACAAGATCTCCCTTCACCCCCCCTAGGCCACGGGGAAACTCAAAAGAGGCGTGATTGCTTGGAAAAAATCCGGCATCTGGGTTGTAAAACTTAGATACGGATTTTCCAAACTCACGTCCTCGAGCTTCAAGAAGTTCGAGGGTCTCTTTTGAAATCCCCCTGTGATCTGAGGAAAGTTGGTCAGCATGTTTCTGTAAAGATGCATGGATAAATTCTTTCGGAACCTCTTCACAAAGAGCCTTCGCTTGAAGACAGCTAAACGCAAAACAAGAATATTTTGCGGGGCTATCTTTAAAGAATTTCTTTATTTGTGAAGATATTCCGTCAGGAAATAGAGGAAAACTGTTCAAAGGTTTTTCTTCTTGGTCCATAACATCACTAACATAAAAACAAAGTGAATTTTTTAGTGACTTAATTAAATCTAACTCATCTTTGCACTTTGATACACTGGAAAGGATGTGTTGGAAAATTTTAGAAAACAAGTTTGTGTTCTCAAATTTCCACACACCCCCTCTAGTGCGTTGTCGGAACTTAAGGGTTCCTAATCCGTGCATACGAAAGGTTAGATATAATGAATACGAAATACGTAGAGAGTGAGCCACAAATCTAAAGTTGCGAAACTTTAGAGGAAATGTCCCACATATGGAGTCAAGTTTGATACCATTTTTCAAGGCAAATTCAAGTAAATTGAATCGTGTCCCTTGAGCTGTAGACAGCTCTTTAAAATGGTTCGAAATTTGACGAGAGTAATTATTCCGTACATTTCTCTCAAAGTTCTTCCTATTTATTAAGTAGGTTAAACCTTGATGTTCATAACGAACACATACATCTAATAGATGTAGTAAACTGTACAGAATGCGATCTAGTCTGTTCTCTCCCATGAAGTAGGCTTTCATTAGAAAGACTTCCTCAAAAGGAGGAACACCAACACTTACATTACCAGCAAATGTAACTAAAGACCTAGTTACGCGGTTTGTGCCCTTATTCGGGGGCACTTCCTGTGTATTTGGCTTGTTAGTTTGTTGATTTAAACTGAGAGGCTGACTAGGCCCAACAGTCGAGATAGGGGTTAACCTTATCGAGAATTGTTTAGTTGCGCTATAATGTAAGAGCGGCGGGGGAAACCTCTCTCGCTTGCTACAACCGAAATTCCATCGATCGATACTTATCAAGGTATCTGGTACTTTAGTACCATTTCGTCCGCCTATGGCGG